TTCAAGATGCAGGAAAGTTTCTAGGTATTCGATATGATATTGTAGGTGCTTATATTGATGTCAAGAAAAAGCTAAAATCAAAGGTAGATGGTAAAGAGTGGTTTGTTTATAGCTTGAATGTAGGTGAGTGTATTATTTGTGGTGAAGAAATAAACAATATGAAAGAAGATTACTGCTCTACGAATTGTTACAGCTTGGATCTAATCGGGAGAACTCCTAAGACAGAATCAACTATCTTAGGATCAGACGAAGCTATACCAATAGCTAGGAGATTTTAAAATATCTCATTTTTTTTGTCTTTTCATTATAAAATATTTTATATTATACAGAGCAATACAAACGAAAGGTTACAAGATGACAACAGAGCGAATTTTTGACAAGGGCTACCAAAGAGGATTAAAGCACGCACTTATGATCTTAGAAGGTAGAATGAGAACTAGCGATGATCTTCAAAAAGCAGTTGAAGATATTGAAAAACTAAAGAAAGAATTAGAGGTCAAATAATGAGCGAATATAAAGAAATAAACATTGAAGAGCTTCAAGTGATTGAGGTGAGAAACGATAAAAAAAATGGATGGATTAAAAGGTTCTTAATTCAAAAACTATCAAATGGCTGTGTCCTCTGTTTAGATGGTAAAGGAAGCTATGGTGCTTGGAACTACCACAGACCCATTCCACAAACCACCAAGCGAGAAATGACACCATTTGAAGCTAGAGTTTGGTGCGATGAAAATAACGCTCAGTTGGTTTATATGACACTTCCAAGTAAAAACCTAGTCTTAGACGCATCTAGTTACACTGATGATGATATGGAGAGACACCGCTACATCTCAAACTCTAAAATCAAAGAACTCAAAGGGCAAGTCACTTGGGAAGATTGTAGCGAGTTCCCAATGATTGAGGAGGGCGAAGAATGAAATGGATTTGCCATAATTTAGATAAAGAGCAAGAGTTTGAAAATTTTGATTATCAAAATGTAGCTTTCAGTGCTGACTCTATTCCAATATGTCCATTGTGTAAATCTTCTCCTTATGAAAGTGATTTTGGAGACTTTCACAGACAAATAAATGAGATAGAGGAAGGCGAGTAGATGACATTTCTTGAATTTGTAGATAATCATATCTTTTTTTGCTTTGTAATCGCTTGTGTAACAGGGCTTACAATCAGTTCAGTTGTAGATAGTATTTTTGGAGGGCGTAGATAATGTTTAAAGAAGAGATCACAAACAAAGTAATGACTAAAGTTTTTGATTATATGCTAAAAAATAATCTTAATCAGTTTGAGGTATCTAAAAAGGCAGGAATATCAAGAAGCCACTTCAACTCAATGATAAACGGGAAAAGATTTTTAAACGCTAAAAACCTATATAAGATTGAAAATGCTCTAGGCATTAAGGTAAATATTAGTTTAAAGGTGGAGGTCTGCTAATGATCGTAAAAGCTATTAGAATGGATCAGGAGCTTGTAGAGTCCATAAATAAATTAGCTAGCATAGAGAATAGGACTTTTTCAAATATGGTCAGAGAACTGCTTATAAACGGCATCAAGGAGAAATATAAAAATGACTAAACTAGAATTTTTCGCTTTTATCCTGCTAACCACTATCATTTTGGTAGAGCTATGATATATCTAGAAATATACTTTTATTTATTCACAGCTCACCTATTATCAGGTATTATCCATATCAGATTATCAGATAAGAGTGCAGACGATAAAGAAGACGCTTATATAGGTTGGTTCATTTTTAGTCTATTTTGGTGGCTAGTATGGGCTTTATTTATTTACAACTTATTAACAGCTAGAAGAGATTAGAAAAAAATTTATATTTAAAAGAAAATGCCTGTTTTCCCTTGTAGCAGGTGCTATTAGCTAGGGGATAGCTTAAATAAGGTCAGAAACCGATCCCTAGCGTTTATAAAAGGCAAAATATGAAAGAATTAACACTAGAAGAGATTGAATATATTGACAGAATTAATCCAACTCAAAAGCAGAGAGAGTTTTTATCAAAAAATGGCGATTTAGTTAAAAAGCTATTTAACGCTAGAATCAGAGAATTTATAGAGCCACCTGTATATGATAATCCTTATAAGAAAAGAATCTCAGTAGCTAAGCTAGATTTTGTTACAGGAGAGGTTTTAGGTAAATATCAGAATATTGCAGAAGCTTCAAGAGTAAATAAGATAAACCACGATAGAATCAGGCAAGTGATAGCAGGAGTATGTGATCACGCAGGGGGGTATAAGTGGGTGCAAATAGAGAAATTCAAAATATGCAAAGATTGTCAATCTAAGCTACCTCTAGAGAGTTTTAGTACCAATGGCAAAAGACAAACAAAAAGCGGAGAATATTCCTACAAGAATATCTGCAAACCTTGTCACTCAAAGAGAATTAGAGAATACAGAAAGATCAGAAAGGCAACTAATGAACCACGATAAACACTATAAAGCAGAAACAGGACTCCCTGAGCCTATTGAGATCATAGAAGCGATTGAAACAAGGCTATGGTCTTTAGAGTTAGATCCTAATGAGGTAGGCAATATTGCTAGAGGGTTAAAATATCTCCTAAGACTTGGCTTAAAAGAATCTGAGAATCCTAGAAAAGAGCTAGATAAATTTTACAACTATATGCACAGAGCTAAAACAGGCGAATGGCTAGGAGATAAAAAGCAAGAAAGCATTTCATCTATTGATTGGTCAAAAGCTCCTAATTTTGCAAACTTCCATTCTTATACAAAAGATGGTAGAGGGTTCTTTACTGAGTATAGCCCTATTTCTGAGGGTGGCTATGGTTATTTTCAAGCATCTGAGATTAATTTGCCTTTGCCTGAGCCTGAATACGAGTTTTCTAGAGAAACACTAGATAAAATGGTAGAAGAGAGACCTAAGAAATGAAAGATATGCTAACACTATTAATTGTGGTTATTTTGCTTGGGCTTTGCTCACTAGGCTTTGAGTCTTTGCTTGGAAATACAAAAACAATAAGAATACACATAGACTCTAGTTTCTGTAAAGAAGGCTTGCCAAAGATTAATAGAGATAAATAACAATGATACCTGAATACCTAAGATATACAAGAAAATGTACCTCAAAAGAAATACTAGCCATATTTGATGATATTGAGATTTGGCTAGACAATAACCAATGGGAGTAAGCCATGCTTTCACCTAAACAAGAAAAATTCGTTAAAGAATACCTTAAAACAGGAAACGCTACTCAGAGCTATTTAAAAGCAGGTTATAAGACAAAATCACCCGAAGTAGGTGCAAGTCAGTTATTAAGAAATAATAATGTACAAGATCGCTTAAAACAGCTAGAAGAGGTTAGCACAGAAAAGTTTAAGATAGATAAAGAGTTCCTAACAGAGAAATACCTAGAGATCCATCAACTAGCTATGGAGGGCAATATAGCAGTTTCTAAGAGCTCTCTAGACTCACTTGCTAGAATGTACGGATTAAACGAGCCTGAGAAGGTTGAGCACTCAGGGAAATTAGAAGGCTTCAAGATAATTTTAGATGAAGGAAATTAAGCTATTCAAAAAGCAGGTCGAAGCTTGGAAAAGGCTCAAGGACTCAGAGACTAATGAGGTGCTTTATGGTGGAGGTGCTCGAGGAGGTAAATCATGGCTTGGTAATACTTGGATATGCCTTGAAACATTTGAAAAGCCTAAGAGTGCTTGGTTTGTTGGTAGAGCTACCTTTTCAGACCTTAGAAAGACCACTCTAGCCACTTTCTTCAAGGTAATAAGCGAGTATGAAGTTTCTAAATACTTCTCTTATAATGCTACAACTCACGAAATGATTAACACCCTTACGGGTTCAATTATTCATTTTGGCGAAATAGGGTGGTTCCCTTCTGATCCTGAATATGATAGAATAGGTTCACTTGATCTAACAGGAGCATTTATAGATGAAGCCCAACAGGTCAGAGTAAAAGGTATTGATGTTCTAAGAGGTCGCTTTAGTGTTTTAGAGGGTGATGGGTGGCAAACTATACCTAAATCCTTTTATTCCTGCAATCCTCAAAAGAATTGGATATTTAACGATTTTGTAAAGCCGTTTGATGAAGGTCGATTAAGACCTGACAGGGCGTTTATACCTTCCCTAGTTACAGATAATCCTCATATAAGCAAAGACTATATTGAGAACCTTAAAAAGTCTGATAAGGTCACTCAGGAGCGTTTATTGTATGGTAACTTCTATTATGATGATGATCCTGCTAGGCTTATTGAATATGATAAGATTCTAGACATATTTACTAATGACTTTGTAGATAGTGGTGAGAGATATATTACCTCAGATATAGCGGGTAGAGGTTCAGATAAGTTTAGGGTTTATGTTTGGAGTGGTTTTAGGGTGATATATACCTATTCAGCAGATAAATCCCTAGGATCTGAGATAGTAGCCAAAATTCAAGAGCTTGCTAAATCCTACAAAGTGCCAAATAGTAATATTGTTTTTGATGGTGACGGCATCGGGGGAGGTGTTTCAGGGTTTATCCCAAATGCTCACGAATTTATAAATAATTCAAAAGCTAAGAACGGAGAGAACTACAACAGCCTAAAGGATCAATGCTACTTCAAGCTATCTGAGTGCATTAATGAAGGTGGCTTATATATTGATCCTGATTGCATCACACCACAGGAAAAGCAAGAGATCATAGAAGAACTAGAGCAGGTCAAAAGAGATAAGATAGACAGCGATGGGAAGCTAAGAATAGTACCCAAAGAAAAGATCAAGGAAAAAATAAACAGATCTCCTGACCACTCAGATACCCTTATGATGAGGTTTTATTTCGAGGTATCTGCACAGGTTCAGAGCTTCAATGCAGACTTTTTCTAGAAAAACAATCAAACGCTTAGAGAATATTTTATATTTAATTTAAATCGAAAGGTTGTTTGATGTTTAATTATAATTGGAAATTATCAGA